GAGATGCGTGTGCTTACTTTACTGGTACGGAACTGTATCAGACATACTGTAACGGAGATGGCACTATGAATGTGGCAGCAAAAGGATATTATATGATGGGTGAATAAAACACTTGACAAACAGGCAACTCTGTGGTATAATGGCAACATATACTCAGAGATACTTGGAGCGTTGCTCTGAGGCGTACGCCCCTAAACCTGAGCGGCGAATGGCAATCTATAAATGCAATAAAGATACAGAAAGATATATCATCATCAAAGGCGCTCCTGTAACCCTTACACAGCAACGATTACAGCAGGCCACCCCCCCTAAAACTGACAGAAATCTATTGACACTTCCCTAGTAATCTGTTATACTTACTCTAATATAATCAAAGAAGGATATCCCAATGGACAAAGACGAATCACTATTACTAGACTATACTCGCTTCGTAGATGAAGTAACATCAGATGCATCCAAAGACTCAGAGGAGTTCACAGATGCACTTGACATTATTGATGAGGCAGGTGTTCCTCCTGAGCGATTGATTACCGCTGCGTTGGGTATCTGTGCAGAAGGTGGAGAGTTTACTGAGGTGGTAAAGAAGTGTATCTTCCAAGGTAAACCTATGGATGAACATACAATATATCATATGAAACGTGAGTTGGGTGATATCATGTGGTACATATCTCAAGCGTGTATCGCACTAGATACTAGCATAGAAGATATCATCTACATGAATATTGAGAAGTTGGAAGCGAGATACCCTGATGGGTTTGAATCGTTTCGTTCTAATAACAGAAGTGAAGGAGACTTATAATGGATTTTCTAAAAGACATTGCAAAGACAGCAGGGAATGAATATGCATCCCTTGTTGCAGATGGTGTGGAAGCAGGTGATGTGGACGCATTCATTGATACTGGTAGTTACATTTTCAATGCACTACTCAGTGGTAGTATCTATGGTGGACTCGCAGCAAATAAGATTACAGCAGTAGCAGGTGAAAGTGCGACTGGTAAGACATTCTTTGTTATGGGTATGGTAAAGAGTTTTCTGGATAGTAATCCAGATGCTGGTGTGTTATACTTTGAAAGTGAATCTGCGATTACAAAGCAGATGGTTATCGATAGAGGTATTGACCCATCACGGATGGTTATCTTGCCAGTCACAACAGTGCAAGAGTTTCGTACTCAATCACTGAAGGTACTTGATAGTTATCTTACGCAGAATGAAGCAGACCGTAAACCTATTATGATTTGTCTCGACTCTCTTGGTATGTTGTCTACTACCAAAGAAGTAGAGGATACCGCTGATGGTAAAGAGACAAGAGATATGACAAGGGCGCAAGTACTCAAAGCGGCGTTCAGAGTTCTTACTCTGAAACTTGGTAAGGCGAAAGTTCCGATGGTGGTAACGAACCATACCTATGATGTCGTTGGAAGTATGTTCCCTACCAAAGAGATGGGTGGCGGTAGCGGTCTTAAATACGCAGCCTCCAGCATCGTTTATCTCTCTAAGAAAAAAGAGAAAGATGGTACGGAAGTAGTCGGTAATATTGTTCACTGTAAGAATGCTAAGAGTAGATTGACTATAGAAAATAAGATGGTTGATGTTCGACTAATGTATGAACGTGGACTTGATAGATACTATGGTCTATTGGAACTCGCCCTCAAGTATGATATCTTTAAGAGTGTGTCTACTCGTATTGAACTACCTGATGGTACAAAGACTTTCGGTAAGACAATCAATAACAACCCTGAGAAGTTCTTTACTCCAGAGATTATGGAACAGTTGGATGAAGTCGCAAGTAAAGAGTTCAAGTATGGTCAACGCCCAATAGAGGAAGTGAGTGTAGAAGATGATGAATAAAATGGTGTATGTAGTATTTGCAGTTTTATGTTTTACTAATTTATCACCAGTGTTTGCTGGAGTTCCAGATAAACCATATGCAGAAACATTAGCACAAAAGAAGTATTGTCTTGCGTGTCACAATGTCAATGTAAAGATGGTTGGCCCAGCATATAAAGATGTTGCTGCAAAAGGTGATAGTGTTGATGTTCTTGTCAACTCTATTCTCAAAGGTAGTGGTGGGAAGTGGGGACAAATTCCTATGCCACCACAACCAGTAACAGAAGAAGAAGCACGAATTCTTGCTGAATGGATATTGGGACTATGACTTGGCAGACGGATATCCTAAGAGTAAAAGGTCAACCAAATCTATGCAAGAAACAAGAAGCCCTCATCATACTCATGGAAGAGTGTGGTGAGGTCATTCAAGAAGCATCTAAGATACTACGGTTTGGTAATGATACTCGCAACCTTACCAAAGAACTTGGTGACCTACAGTGTATGATTAATCAAACAGCGACACACCTAGAGATTGATTCGATACAAATCGGTATTCATGCAAATGAGAAGCGAGATAAACTAAAAAAATATTCTAACCTGTTGTAATTACAGCGTTTTTTATTTCACTTTTCTCTTGACTTGTTGTCATAACTATGTTACTATATAAAGACAATAGAGAAAGAGGTTCGTTATGAATACAAAGTTTGAGAAAGAAATGTTTACTTGGGATGGTATGTATCTCATGTATAAAGGTGACTTCGCTGGTGCAGTAAAGATGATGGATGTATGTCCTGATGCTCATCCTAGTTGGAAAGGTTTGAACAAACCACAATTCGTTGCAAGGTTCAAATATAAAAAACCTTACAAGACTTGGATTAACTTCCTTGTAAAGAATGTCACTGTTGAAGATTACATGGACATTGCTTGGAAGACGAGTCCAGTGGATGCAATGAAACACTTTGGTTATGAAGGGAAATAAAATGATTGAACAGTATGAAAATGAAATAAAGAAGTTGGAGAAGTTACTCACTAAGTTTGGTGGTAACACTTCTGCTGTAAAGATGAAGAAGTATGCAATCGAAAAGAAGATTGTAACATACAAAGATATCGTAAAAGAAATGAACTTAATTCTAGAGGTGATTGCATAATGGAATATCTTACACAAATACAAAATGAATATGTTTACTTCACTGATATGTTGAAGTCAATTGAGAAGATTAAAAAGAAAACTCCAGGCAATGGTTTTGCAAAAATGAAATGCAAAGAACGAATTGCAGAACTTGAAAAAATCTTTGACGAGATTGATTACGCCGCTCAGATAACTTACGACTAAAAGGAACTACTATGGATTATACATACATCAAAACAAAAGTCAAGTCAATCACAATGGATGAGTTGACTGAATTGCAGAATTCATATATGGATGCTCAAAAGAAAAACCAGACTTGGATTATGCAGGCAATGGAAAAAGTCTTTGAAGACATAGACTTAGGTAAGATTAGAATAAAGGGGTTGTAATGTTTGATAAGATTAAAGAAGTCCCACCATCTGATTACATGAAGTTTAAGGATGGTAGGGCAGCATATACTGGCGTAGGTCAGTTCACTAATGGGTACGGTCTATCAGTCGTAAGACACGCTGGTTCGTATGGTGGAGAAAACGGTTTGTTTGAAATCATGCTAATGAGAAATGACAATCCAATATCATTACCGCCTATCACGGAAGAAGGTGATACAATAAAAGGTTTCTTGACAAAGGAACAAGTTAATGATATAATAGAAGATGTAAGAAACCTGCCCGGCACAGTTTAAGATTAATCCTTAGTCTATTCTAATGATTATCTTGTACGGAAAATTACTGCTTACTGAATAAATAGTAGTTCACTATAGGAGAATATTATGTGGACTAAACCAAGTTATACAGAAATGCGTTTTGGATTTGAAGTTACAATGTACATTATGAATAGGTAGAGTTTTTCCTCTAACTACCTCTCGCTCCTTTACGGTATAAATACTGTAAAGGAGTTTTTCGTTTATGGCAGATATGTTATCTTATTTTATTGGTAGAGATGGATTTAGTTGGTTCTTAGGAGTCTGTGAAGACAGAGATGACCCTAAGGCAGTTGGACGAATTCGTGTACGTTGCTTTGGGTATCACACTGAAGACCTAACTAAACTTCCTACGCAAGACTTACCATGGGCACACGTTATGCTTCCGACAACATCTGGGCCAGGTGGTTTCCACAATATTAAACCAAGTGATTGGGTGTTTGGATTCTTTCGTGACCCTGATACACTTCAACAACCTATCATCATGGGTGTACTGCCAGGCGTACCATCTTCTGCATCCGACCCAACAAAAGGTTTTAGTGACCCCAACTCCCCAGACGCATTAGATACACAAGATACAAAGTATAAGAAAGACCCAGACTTTGGGCCTTACCCTTCTCGTTCCACCTTTGCAGATACATCTAGATTAGCATCAGGATTACTAGAAGCGCATCCTGAGATTGCAGAACGTGACCTCGCATTTACTGAAGATGTTCTTATCGCAAACGATTTACCTGATGACCCTAACAAGTGGAGTGAACCAAAAACGGTTGACCCATCCACAAGAGGATTACTTGCGACAGGTACAAACCCAGAGACAGGTGAAACTCGTGAAGTCAAACTTCGTAGAGGTACAGAGTATCCATACAATCATGTTCTTGAAACAGAGAGCGGACACATACAAGAGTTTGATGATACACCTTTCGCAGAACGTATCTATGAGAAACATCGTACAGGAACTTTCTATGAGATTGACGCTGACGGTAATAAGGTTACACGGATTGTAGGAAACAGTTATGAGATTGTCGCAGGCACAGAGTACGTCAATGTCAAAGGTGATGTAAACCTTACAGTAGATTCAAACTGCAACACATACATCAAAGGTAATTGGAACATACAGGTTGACGGCGACAAGACAGAAGTTGTTACAGGGAAAGTTTCAGAAACATATAAGGATACTAAAACCGAAAATGTCACAGGTGCAGTATCGGAAACATATCAAGCAAATCAAACAACAAACATAACAGGTACACTAGACTTGGATGCTTCTTCGGAAGTAGACATTGATGCTGGTGTCATCAACTTGAACTAGGAGAACAGATGCCACCAGTAACAAGAGTTGGTTTGGATAAACACGTTGGACACGCAAGTCCTACACCTAATCCATTTCACCAAACACCATATGCAGTTGGTAGTCCTAATGTAAATACTAACGGTGCAAAGACTGTACGGATTGGTGATACTACATCATGTGGCGACCCAGCAACAGGTGGTAGTGGTACTGTGTTTGTAAATGGAATTCCAGTTCACCGTCAGGGTGATGGAACAGGCGGACACGGAAGTTGGGTGCCTAACAACTCAGCATCAGGTTCACCAAATGTAATTGCCGGTGGGTAATTTTTATAATATAATACAAGGAAATATATGTACGCATTAATAGCAACACTCGTAGTAATGAACGCAGTCATCATCAGTGAGAAAGAGATTGAACAATCCGCTCCTGTTCAGTTTGTCAAGAACGCAAACTTTGAACTAACTGATGACAGATGGGTTTGGGCTCCGACAACAAAAGAAGTGGAATAAGTTATGTACGAATACAGATGTAAAGTAGTAAAGATAATTGATGGAGACACGGTGGATGTTGATATCGACTTAGGCTTTGGTGTGTGGTTGAAGAAAGAACGTATTCGTATGTTTGGAATTGACACACCAGAGTCACGCACAAGAGACTTGGAAGAAAAGAAGTATGGTAATGCTGCAAAGG